ATCAGTGCAAGTGATCTTCTTGGTTGATTCAGTTGGCCCCATTCATTATTCCTCGTTGGTTGTTGTACTGCTGGACTATTAGCCAGCAATAAAAAAAGGACAGCGTAGATACTTAAACCTAACGCTGTCCCGATAGCCTGCCTAATCATCCCAACCAGGGATAAAGGCACGGTCATACACTGTCTTCTCAGGATGATTAATCTCTTCCTGTCTCAGGCGAGCATAGTCAATGCGACACTCAACACCTTTCATGGCTAAGTCTCTTTGCTTTTCAGTAAGAGATTCACCAATAGATGCTGCCATTTGTACGCATTCTTCCTTGAGCTTGTCATTAGGTGCGGTGATAGCAAGCAATAAAGCTTCCATAAATTTGATTTCTTTCTTAGTTGGTTTCATTAGAACAAAACTCCTAAGCAAAAAATAATTCCGCAAACAATCCAAAGACTATTTAATTGTTCTTTAACTGGTCTTAGTTCCTCTAACTGAGCGACAAGTGTTTCATTGTCCTGAGTTAGTGAAGCAATAGTTTGTCTAGCCACGATAAATAAATTAAATGGTGGGATTTGTGAGGGTGAGTCCCTCAGTCTGTCCCGTAGGACAGAGAGAGAGAGTCAAACTGCAGCTAGTTCTGCTTTGCCAGCAATACAACTGCAGTGATCTTGTACAACTATCCAAACCATCGCATTGATGAGTTGATTAATTGACTTGTTCTTCTTGCTTAGTTCTTCCAGTATTGAGTCCCCATAAATGCCATCTAGGTAAGCTTCGATCTCATCTTCATGCTCAAAGAAAAACTTCCTTGTCTCATGGTAATAAATGAAACCAGTTACACCCATGTCGCACCCATATTGGGCAACGTCTCGGCACTCGTCCAGGTCGTCAAACCTTGCATCTAAAGCATCGAATAAACGTGACATAAAACCTCTTGTGGTGGGTTGTCCCTCTTAATTGAGGGAATAGAAGAGGCTGGAGTTGAACCAGCCTGTCGAGCCTTACTCGTCTTCTAGTGCTTCAAGGCATCCTTGTGCCCAATCCTTCAAACTCTCATCACGATCACAAGTAATCTCTAGATCTTCGAGTAGTCCTTCAGGATCTCCCTTGTACATCTCAAGAATGATTCTGAGAAGTGCAGTGGTTGAAGTCTTCTTGTTCTTCATCTATTTAGTTGTGGTGGTTCATTAATCACATTAATCAGAAATGAATCAGATGTCAATAAGATCTACATTCTTTTTGAATAGCCTAGTTAGTCATTGCGGCTACAAACTAAAAGACTTCAATGCTTCAGATCAGCCCAGAATCCGACCTGATAGCCTTGCGTAACTGCTTATATGACAGTTATGCCTCCTAGTCATACCAATCGATTAGACCCCCTCCCCCCTCATTTGGACAGAATTTGGACATCGATGGGGGGGTTGAAGCTAGTTCTTACATAACGATTAACCCCTCACATTTTTCCAATAAAAATTGGGTTCTGTGGGGATCTAACAGATACCTAATAGAGGGAATCTGAGGGGATCTAATAGAGGGGATAAGGAAGATATTCTATTCATATATGGACACTTAGTGATAGCAAGGGGTTTCAGGGGTAGAATTTAGGGGGTTAGCTTGGTCTGCCAGTGAGCTAACAAGGGAGTCTTCCTGTGGTGGGTGAGACTCCCGCCAATACTGTGTATGATTAGGGAGAATTATTGAAAAGTTATGGCTAGGAAGAGTACGACAGAGGTATTAGGGGATTTACATGCGGGATTAGCGGAGTGGTTTATGGATAAGTTAGTGTCTGGGGAGATGACTGTAGCTGATGTGAATGTAGCAAGGCAGTTTCTGAAGGATAATCAGATCAGTGCACAGCCAGTGGAGGGTACAGCTTTTGGAGATCTAGCAAAACAGTTACCTGATATAGAGAATGTCGTAGCATTTAAGAAGAAGAGGGCTTGAGTAGGTGAAAGAAAAGTGGGTGCAGCTACCTGATCAGTTCAGGGATGACTTTAGATATTTTTTAGTTGTCGTATGGAAGCACCTACAACTTCCTAATCCCACACCAGTTCAGTTAGATATAGCTGAATATATGCAGGATGGGCCAAAGAGAAGGATTATTGAGGCTTTTAGGGGAGTAGGAAAGAGTTGGATGGCAGCAGCTTATGTGTTGTGGCTACTAAGGAATGATCCACAGAAGAAGATCATGGTTGTATCTGCAAGCAAGATGCGAGCAGATGACTTTGCACAATTCTGTTTAAGGTTAATTAGAGAGATGGATATATTGAAGTGCTTAGAACCAGATAGGGATGAGCAAAGAAGTGCGAGTAATAGATTTGATGTAAGACCAGCGACACCAGATCAATCCCCATCAGTAAAATCTGTCGGTATCTTTGGACAGCTTACTGGTAGTAGAGCAGATTTAATACTTGCAGATGACTGTGAGGTTCCTAATACAGCGTGGACTGTAGGAATGAGAGAGAAATTAATTGTATCTGTCGGAGAATTTAATGCGATCCTGAAACCAGGGGGAGAAATTATGTTCCTCGGTACGCCTCAGACGGAAGAAAGTATTTATAACAAGCTACAAACAAAAGGATATGAATGTCGTATCTGGCCTGCAAGGTATCCAAAGAAACCACAGAAATACGGTGCATCTCTAGCACCAATCATACTTGAGAATTGTGTCGAACTTGTTAATAAACCAACTGACCCTGATCGTTTTAATGAACTAGATCTAATTGAAAGAGAAGCTAGTTATGGTAAGTCACAATTCACGCTTCAGTTTCAACTAGATACGACACTCAGTGATCTAAATCGTTTCCCTCTTAGATTATCTGACTTAGTAGTTTTAGAAGTTGACCAAGACGCACCTGAGAAAGTGGTGTGGTCTTCTGGTGCTGAGTATCGGATTACTGATTTACCTGCTGTTGGGTTTAGTGGAGATTATTATCACAGGCCAGCTTTTATACATGGGCAGTGGATTGAGTTCCAAGGTTGCGTGATGTTTATAGATCCTTCAGGTAAGGGTTTAGATGAGACTGCTTATTCCATTGTCGCTCATCTCAATGGAAATTTATTTGTATTGGAAGTGGGTTCCTTCCGTGAAGGTTATACCGAACCTGTCTTAAGAGGAATTGCAGAAGCAGCTAAACGTAGAAAAGTAAAACTGATTCTCTTAGAAGATCAGTTTGGTCAAGGCATGATGGAAAATCTATTACAGCCTTACCTCAGAGAGGTTTACCCCTGCACGATTGAAACGACCAGGAGTAATGTCCAGAAGGAAAGAAGAATTATTAATGCTCTTGAACCAGTGATGAATCAACATCGGTTGATATTTAATCGCTCGGTAATTGAAGATGATTCCAAAGCTAGAGATGATGATTCCGTAGAGACAGCCTTGGCATACCAGTTGTTTCATCAATTAACTCATCTCACTGTCGATAAACAATCTTTACAACATGATGACAGATTAGACTCATTAGCTGGTGCAGTTCAATATTGGAACGAGTCTCTTGCTATAGATGAAGATAGAGCTATTAAGGAACGTGAACAAGAACTCTGGGAATTGGAATTGGCAGCGTATAAAGGTGATATTGAGGGCCTTCTCGATGCACAAATTCTTGGTGTCCCAATCGAAAAAGTCCAAAGGCAAAATGCAAAAACAGGATGGATCACAATCCACGGGAACCACTAAATACAGACCTAGAGGATGGGTGGTGCGCATCCCTGCTGCTTTTGTTGGGTATGGTTCTGTTACTGATCGTGGATTCCAGACGGTTGTTGTAGCTGAAACTCCTGACCATGCTTTAGATGTCGCTTCCGATTCTCATGTGTGGGAGCACTTGGATTTTCCTGTTAGTGATTTCCAGGTGTTCCCTCAGAATCCTCTTTAGACTCTCCACTTACGATTACGATCTGGTGGATGGTGACTAGCTACAGTTTTTTCTAATTCATTTAGTCGGTTAAATAATTCTCTAGTGTCTCGATCTCGGCGGTTACTGATATTGCTAAGTGACATGATGACAACGCTGGCTGTTGCACCAATGATTGCTGCTGTAATCTCTGCCACTGTTCAAAATAACAAATTGTGTCTAGTGTAGGACGGCCTACCACTGATTTCTATGGAAGAAAAGAAAGTAAATGAGTCTAAGAAAAAGAATCCCCTGCAAAAATTAAAGGAGGGTTTGGATGATAAAGAAGAACAACTGCAAGTTTTATCTACATTTGTACGTTTAGGAGTTGTGATTTGGAGTGGATTTATATTAACTTTAAACTATGTAGAATTGCCTGGTTTAGGTAAACAAGAAAGGATCGACCCGACTTTCATAGCAAGTGTTTTCACGGGTGCATTAGCTTCATTTGGATTGGAAACTGCAAAAAAGAGAGGTGATGGAACTTATAAAGCTGATGAAGAAGAAAAGAAAAAAGCAGAAGCAGCAGGATTTAGCAATGGTGTCCCTTATACCATCATCAAAGTCGAGACTCCTATAAAGTTAGTACCAGATAAACCACGTATTGATCCTATTTCTGGTAAAGAAGTAGATCCACAAACAGGCAAATTGACATGAAGAAGCTATTAATCCTGTTCTTATTGGCTACACCTTGCCAAGCAGAAATTATCTCCAAGCTTTCTAGCTCTACTTCTTTGTCGGTTGGAGGCAGTAGCACTCAGGCCGTGAGAATTCCGTCAACGTACGCAGTGTCGGGAACAAATATGAAGGTTAGCACTGGGGAACACTTTGGAAAGCTTACAGCAGGATCAGCTACAGCAGCCGCTACGCTTGATGTCGGTGTGTACGAGATAAATACAGCAGGATCGGCGTTCTCGTTTAGTGAATCGTGGACTCAAGGGGACGCTATACCAGCAATAGGAAGTGGTGTGGACGTAAGTAGCGGTGTAGTGGCTGATATGCCTGTCTTTGGTGATACAACTACTATCTCAGGTGGTGTTGCTGGTACGCTTGCTGGTACTGTGGTTAGCTCTGGTGTGGTTACAGTTACAGCAGGTGGTGCAAATACTACGGCTGTAGGACAGGTAACTAGTGAACTCACGGCTAGATGAGGTTAATACTGTGCGCACCTTTTTATTTTTTGTATTGCTGTTTAGCCCTACTGTTCAAGCCGTACCAGTGGTTCCTCAGTTTACACAGGGTACGCAAACGACTCACACGGAAACGACTACAAAAATTACAGAAACAATCAACTCGATTGACATAGATACAGGCTGGCAATACACAGTGACAGGCACAAATATGAAACATTCTGGTTCATCTGTGTCTCCAACAACCATAACTGCCCCTTCTCAAACCACTGATGGCATTACTTACACATGGGTTGGCTTAGATCATTCCAACAAACCAAATTGGGAGCTAGAAGTACCAGGTTCAGCCTTTCAATTTACCGAAACATACGCTGCTCCTGGGGTCAGTCAGCAAACAATTATCCAAAGAACCACCGATCAAACAAGTGTCACCGACACAACAAGCATTTTTCAACAATAGTTTATGGATTACTATCGCTTAACTTCGCTTTGCCTGCTTACTCTGGTGATGTCGGCGGCGTTAGTGCTACCGCTGCTCCCAATGCTTCGTCTAGTGGAAGCGTTATCAACCAAGGAGTCCAAGTTTTACAGGGGCCATTCCACACCAATACATACGGAAATGGAATCCAGTGCCAAGGAACGACCTTATCTATTACACCATTCATCACAGGAGCCTTATCGTTAAAGAGACCCTACGAAAGTTTCTACCAAGATCCCGTTTACGATACAAGTGATATAAATGACGATGGAATTATTGATAATCCAGGTCATGTTTTATATTTCAAAGACGTAAGAACAGGACAGAAGGACTCTACAAGCATCACAGGCGGCCTCTCAGCAACGCTTTCGGTTCCACTGGATAAAAGATTCACGAATCGTTGTTTGTCGGTTGCTACAACCCAAGACAAGATACAACAGCAAGTCTTAGCCAATAGAAGGCTTGATTTTGAAATCGCAAGGCTTCGTGAATGTAGTAATTTCAAGGCTAAAGGAATTAATTTTCATCCTGATAGCCCGTCATATTCTATTTGTGCAGATATTTTGACGACTCCTTACAAGGAAAAACCAATACCTCATGTTCATTCTATTTCCTCAGACTCCTCTGCTCCACTTGGCGTTCACGAAGTGAAAGCACCTTCGGTTTCTTCCCCCGAATAGCAAGGATCTTCTTAGTAATCTTTTTTGAAAGAGATTTAACCTGACCTTTCAGTTGTTTTTGTACCATCTTTGCGATGGGTTGACCTAATACAGTGACTCCGACAACAGAAGTAATTGCTATCGCACTTGTATTAAGTAATGTCGTTGGTGGTGGAGTGTAAGTGTTAACAACCTCCAGTACACTTCTTTCCTCGTATAGAGTTTTGCATTGATTTCCATCTCGTTCATACCCTCGAATTATTTTTGTTCCGTATTTCCCGATTGCTCCTACTGGTAAATCGTCAGGTCTAGGGCAAGGAAGGATCTTTGGAACTAAAGGACTTGGTGGTGGGAGTGGTGAGTTGTTGTCTGCTATTTCATTATTGGTTTCTTCTTTCTTGTCTTCCTGTTTCTTTTTCTTTACAGGATCAATTTTTGGTGCGTCGGGTGCTGGTGGAGTTTCTGTTACGTTCTCTGGCCTGTAAGTAACAGGATTAAACGAAGGCATCCCTGCGTCACAGTATACCTGAACGCCTTTATCGTCATCTGTATTTAATTTTTTATTGCTACCTGCGTCTGGGTGTGCTTCAACGCAACCAGGGATTTCAAATATTAAATTAGGTGCTGGTAATGAAAGAGTTACGGGTTGAACATTGGGAATGTTCGGAGAAATTGTGTCGATAAAATTATCAGGAATAGAAATAGTATCGACTTGTATATCTGGTATTTCATCCACTTAACAATCCACGAAATCGCCACCAATATCTTTACCAATTTGTCCTGCTTTTTTAACAGCAACTGCACTAGCAATCCAGCCTATGATTGGGATGTTGGATAATGTACTAGCAGCAGGAGTAGCAGTAACTAAAGAAGTTCCTACAATTTCACCATTAGATTCTGCACTACCTTTGTTTTTAATACATTGAAGATAGCTAGCTGCTAATGCTGCATTTTCTCCAGGTTGATGTGCAACATATTCTTTCCTTGTGTAATCAGTTTTGCCATTCCATTTAGATTTTTCTGAACTAAATAAAACTGTTTTAGGTGAGTGCATATTATGGTTTATTGTCACCTCTAATCCTTGCTCATCTTTCTTGTATCGCATCTGGCTACTGCTGTTTTCTGTTGTAGCTAGCGATGCAAGATTAGGCAGCGAATCCCCTGACTTACTTAGTAAGACAAGGGAAAAGAAATTACTACCAATTAATCCGAGACCGAGGAGAAGAGGAAGATAGTTACCTTCCTTCAACTGTGTCATAACTTAGGTAATCCTGTTGTGGTGGGCATTGAAGGCATTGATTGTTTAACCAATGAAGGGATTTCACCTTTAACCTTATCCAGAATTATATTCACAACTTTATCTTTATTCAAGTAACCAAAAACACCAAGGCCAATAATTCCTAAGTTGAGGGTAAGAGAAGTAATTGCAATAGCTTTCATTTTGTTAATGTTTCTATCTTTTCAATGTAAGTGTTATTTTCCCAGTTATCAAACGATTCTTTCCCCCATTGTCCATAAGTTTCTTCTCCTACAGGCTTTTCAATAGGGGTAAAAGGTAGTGTTTTAACATAATTCCAAAAGGGACTATCAAACTTAGATCCTGTCTTGTAATGCCATAAGACAAAGTTTGCAATTGAATTAACTTCTTTATGTAGTAAATGCAAGCATTGAGGAATATCTACTTTATTAATAAAACGATCATAACCAACTCTAGCAATCCATAGATATAATCCAGTAGCTGTTGCTTCAAGAGGTTCAATAAATGCACACTGATTACCATTTAACAATGTACGTTCACCGACGAATGGATTAAAAGAACAGTAGTTATCAAACTTCATTGAATGTTCTATTTCATTTACTCCAAAGCGTTCTTGAAAGTCTTTTGTTGCTTCTTCTTTAGAAGTTAACTCACAATTATATAAATAACCTAAGCTTAATTTATCTTCAATAGGAACTACAAAAGTCCAACCATTAGGAGTTGCTTGTGCTTCTGTCCAAAGCATTTCTTTTTTTGGAAGGCTTGCAAGTAAAACGGAATTAATAGGGTTGATAATAGTATCTAAGTTATCTTTATCTCTAGCTTTCCTACCCCGACAGTCAATTATAAAATCAGCGTCAATCTCTTTTTCTGGGTCAGTTATTTCTTGTTCTATAACATTAAACTTTCCACTAGATAAAACAGCATCACTTAATTTCTTAGGAGTGTAGTGAATGGATACTTGATCCATTGAGTAGAAGGAATGGAAAATTTGATCTTTCTTTGTTCCCCAGTTCTTATATAGAATCCCTGTTTTTAATGTTGCTCCAATAGGGTTATTAAACCAATCAAAATCTAAACAAGTAGAAATTAACCCTGTAACAGGAATAGTTGTCCCCTGCCCAACTCGTTCAATTGGGTGGTGTACTGAATCGTGATATAAATCAATTTCTAAATCTGGTTGGTATAGCCTCCAATGAAGAGCTGAAACGCAACCAGCATTACCAGCACCAATAATTGCAAGTTTATTCTTCAAATGGAATGTCGTGTTTTTTTAAATGATCCATATAAAATTGACCCAGTTTATTATGTTGGTCATTAGAAGGAGTTTCTGATAATTCAAGAGTGTGTTTTTGATCACTTGAGTCTGTGTATTCTAATTTAGCCATAATTTTTTAATAGTTAATTAAATTTAAACGTCTGCACAAGCACTAGGGAAGGTTCTTGTATCACCTGGCCAAATGATTCTTACAGCACCGTTGGCAGCAGAGTAGTTGTTTGAGCAACTTTGACTATTTGAAGGCCCACCTTCACCACCACCATAAGTACGACCATTACGAGTGTAGGCTCCATTACAACGGTCATCTTCGTCTGCGTTGCAACCAGCATTGCCTTGTCCGTCACCACCTTGTGCTCCAGAAGCAGTTTTATCACCGCCGAGGCCTCCAGTAGAGGAAGATGTAGTTCCAATTAAACCAGAACCGCCGCCACCACCGCCTCCATTACAACTACCTGTTTGGCTAGCCATACCGCCGCCACCAGCAGCGTCATTAGACCCTGCAATACCATAACCACTATTTTCTGTATCACCACCACCACCTCCACCATCGCCATTATATCCACCTGCTCCTCCTCCTCCGCCGCCCCATCTGTAGCCAGCCCAAGAGGAGTACGATCCACCAGCACCACCATCACCACCACCATCTCTTTCACTACCTGAGCTAGTACCACCAGTTTTATAATAAGCACCTCCACCTTGAAGAGTACTGGAATTAATGAAATATGAATCTCTAGCAGTACTAGAACTTGATTTTAATCCAACTTGAAGAGATATTGATGAACCAGGTGTTACGGAGATATTATTACCATAAGCTAGAGCACCACCACCACCTCCATTCATACCACTAGAACTCCCTGCACCTATACAAACCACGCTAACTGACGTGACTCCAGCAGGAACGGTCCAAGTATGACTTCCAGTTGATGTGAACTCAACTTGACCTGGATCAGCAGCAACCACACCCCCCGCGCCTAATAGCATTTGTTGAATAGGCATTAGCTTAACCCCGCACCTGAGATGTAGGCAGTATCAGCCGCTGTGAAAAGCAGGGTAGCCATTCC